GGGTCCACCATTTACATTTAGTGTTAGACAAGTTGGTACAAACTGTGGATGTATTGGTCAACACGCAGCAACCTTTGTTAATGGTGCTGTATTTTGGATGGGATCGCAAGGTGGATTTTTTGCATTTGATGGTACAGTAAAATCGTTACCTTCACTTGTAGAAGATTTTGTATTTAGCACAGACGGAGATAATCTTGGATTAAATTTTAATTCAAGAGATGTTATTTTTGCAGGTGCAAATAATTTATATACAGAGGTTAATTGGTTTTATCCTAAATCAGGATCTGATCAGATTGATCGATGTGTGACTTATAATTATTCTGAAAACTGTTGGACAACATCATCATTAGATAGAACAACATATCAAGATCAAAGTGTATTTGATAATCCATACGCCACAGATTACGATGATACGCTAACACCAGTATTTCCTGACATATTAGGAATTACAAATAAATATGGTGCTAGTATTTATTATGAACATGAGCAAGGAACAGACCAGGTTAATAGCACAGCAACAACAGCCATACCTGCATTTATTAGATCAGGTGATTGGGACATAACTTCAAGAAGAAGTGCTCTGGGTCAAGCAACGGGTGTAGTAGATTATAAAGGAGATGGTGAGTTTTTTATGGCTGTTAGACGATTTATACCTGATTTTAAATACCAAACCGGCAATGCTAAAGTAACATTATTAGTTAGTGCATATCCAGACGATGTGGCTGTAAGTTCTCCACTTGGACCCTTTACAGTTACGTCAACAACTGATAAGGTAGATACACGTGCAAGAGGAAGACTTGTATCTGTCAAGATAGAAAATGATGGTACAGGTGAAACCTGGAGATATGGTACGTTAAGATTAGATGCTCAACCAGATGGAAGAAGGTAGTAATGATATTTATAGGTGCTGATGGAAAAATGAAAGAACAATTCATCGATACAGATGGATCACTAAAAGTTAGGGATGTAATAAGTTCTGATGTAGAATTTACACCTTTTTCAGATCAACAAGGTATTGTAAATACTGATTTAATAAAACAACTAATTGAAAGAAATCAACCATCTAGAAGTGTTTTTGATACTCCTACATTTTTAGCTAAGCAACAAGAAGCTGACTTTAGAGATCTTGATAGAAGTGCACAACGTGTTAAAGAAGCTGACTTTGCAAGTGGTGCAATGGGCATTGCAGAATTAGAACCTTCTCTTCAAGGTCTTGGTTATGACGTGGGTGCTACAGGTGTAGTAACAGAAGATGACGATGACGTTACACAGAAAGCAGGTTTTTTAAAAGGTATAGAAAATTATATGGATAGGGGTGGAATAATAGGCAATCTTATTAACACTATATTTAGACCAAAACAATCTGATTTTTACAGACCTGCAACTATGGGTATTTTAGGTTTTACACCTCAACAATTAAATAGAATGAATGCATTAGGTGGTTTTTATTCTGAACCTGCAAGAGAACAACGTAGAGCTGAGAAGAGATTAGCTAATTTAATTAAGAGAAAAGCTGAAGGTAAATCTTTTTCACAGAAAAATTTAGATATGTTAAGATCAGCTTTATCAGGGGCACCTAGTCAAGCACAATTTGCAACCGAAAAAAGAGCATCTAGAAGTCCAAAGGTAGGAGTTAGTGGGTTTACATCTAGAGATGATATAAGAGACTCTAGAAGAGGCTTTTATGGCTAAAGTAACAAACTATATACCTGAACCAAAACCAGAATACGATGTAGAAAATCAAAGACAGATACTCGAGTCTTTAACCACACTACAAAATCAATTAAACTTTTCTTTTCAACAAGACTTAAAAAACGAACAGGACGCGTTTAATTACTTTTTATCATGAGTATAAATTATCAAAACCAAGGTTTTAAACAAACTGGTACGGGTAAAACTACTGTTCTTACTTGCCCTACAGATGGAACGATTATAGTTAAAAGTATTTATTGTGCTAACAATGATGCGTCATCAGCAATTCTAGTAAACATGAATTTTGTAGACTCATCAGATTCTAGCACTGAATATGAATTTTTTAGAGATGACGTAGCAGCTAAGACACAAGTAAATGCTACACCTGAAGGCTTGAATTTAGAAGCAGGAGATGCTATAACTGTGCAAGCAGCTACAGGTAGTGGTAAGATACAAGGCCTGATAAGTTATGCTTTAATAGATAGAAGGAATGAAAACGGATAATTTACCAAAGATAGATTGTACGACTATAGTAACATATAGAAATACAAAAACTGGCGAAACATATAAAGAGAAGAAAGAAGGACCTGATATTGTACAAGACGTTACTGTACAGGTAACTAATAAAGGTTTAGAAGTCTTCCAGAAAGTGATGAATGATAATAAGAAACCAAAACCCTAAAGGCGGAACAGAATTACAATTCGAATATTTAGAAAAATATGTCGATAAAAATTTATTAGATCAAGTACAGATTTGTACTTCGGTACCAGAAAAAATACCTTTGCATCCAACTAAACCGAACATACTTTGGCAAAAAAATTCTTACGATCAACCTAACTTAGCTCCCTGGTTTCAAAACCCTGCTAATCATAATAAATACGACTGGTATGTTTTTAACTCACACTGGACGTATGAAAAGTTTAGATACACTTTTAATATACCAACCAATAGATCTGTGGTTATTAAGAATGGTATTGACAAAATAGAAAAAGCTAAACCGTACGAGAAAGGTAAACCTATAAAGATAATACATCAAAACACACCTTGGCGTGGTTTATCTGTATTGTTAGGTGCAATGCAGTTAGTAAAAAATCCTTTGGTTACTTTAGATGTATATTCATCTACAGAAGTTTACGGTAAACAATTCTACGATCAAAACGATCATGAGTATAAAGAGCTTTACGAACAAGCACATAAGTTACCTAATGTTAATTATCTTGGTTACAGGCCTAATCAATATATAAAAGATAATTTAAAAAATTATCACATGTATGTTTATCCAAGTACTTTTGAAGAAACATTTTGTATATCATTACTTGAATGTATGGCTGCAGGTTTATATTGCATCGTCGATGATTTTGGTGCTTTGTATGAAACAGGTGCAGAGTTTCCAATGTATATACCATACGATTCTAATCACAGAGCGATGGCACAGAAGTTTGGCTTTGGTATAGAACAAGCATCACATACGTTAGATCAAAAACAAATACACGATCATTTAGATTCTCAATCTAGATACGCACATATCTATTACAACTGGAATAAAATAGCTATGCAGTGGACGACATTTTTAAAAGGAGTTATCAGTGCAAAATCCTAACAAACCCATTTGGTTTAATGAAGATACTTATCAAACCATTCAACAATCTAATACACGTACAGAAGTAATAGACTTATCAGACCCACCTGATAGATCACCATATAAGATTATGGTGTGCACTCCTTGTCATAGTGATACTTCAATGCACTACACTCAGGCAGTATTGAAGTTTCAACAAGAGTGTTTTTTAAGAAAAATATTAGTTAGTTTTACTTTGATGAAATCGTCTTTGGTTACACAGGGTAGAAACTTATGTGTAGCTGAAATGTTAAATCATGAGGACGGTTATACACACTTGTTATTTATAGACTCTGATATTGATTTTAATTTTAGCACAATTGAAACTATGTTAAAAGCTGACAAAGATGTTATTGCATGTCCATATCCAATGAAATCATTAGATTGGGATAAGATATTTCAAGAAAAAGATAAAGCTCAAAATGCAGATCAATTGAAAAAACCTGGATATACTTTTCCAATAAAACTAGAGGATCAAAATCATATTGAATCTAAATTAGGTATTGTGGAGGCAACTCACGCTCCAACCGGCTGTATGTTAATTAAAAGAACTGTGTTAGAAGGTATGATAAAACATTACCCTGAACTTAGAATATATCAGCCTACTAATATTAACGGAAAAGAAGTTAAAAAAGAAAATTTTTACAACTTTTTTGACACGATACATGATCCAAGCACCAAGCGTTACTTTGGTGAAGACTTTGGTTTTCTCCTTCTTC